TACTTTCCGGATCGGGCAAATCATCATTCACGCTTTCAATCCATTCACGCCACTCGTTCCAATTTTCTTTACCTATATTGGTATCAAGAAGATATTGTTTTTTACCGTTACGCATTATGCCCGGCATACGCGATAATCTTGACGGATTTCTATTCTGAATATCAAGTTTCAATCCGTTTTTATTACACACGTTATACAGATAATCAACACGTTTTTTATATTCTTCATATGTTGACGCGTCAATTTTTACTATTGCGTGCAGGCTCTTTTTGCCACTGTATACGAGTGCCGCAACAGGTAATTCCAATTCTGTTATAATGGCTTTTTGTGCCGAAATGTCCATTGTATCGGATTCGACAAGTGCATATCTGAACTCCGTTACGTTTTCATTTTTTACGCCCTTACCGTCAAGAGGGTTAAACCTTATCCACGCCCCGACTTCGCTGTTATAATCGCCGAGTACACTGCCTATATCGCCTTTGCATTGGTACAGTTCCTTTATAAGCTGACCTGCCGTTCTGTCGTAACAGCCTTTTGACGGCAAGAATTTTCCGTCATGTTCCCAACTTTCCGTAACATAGCCTACATTTTCATCCGGCTCAAAAAGTGTTTCGAGGTATGTGATAATCTGCTCTGTCGGATTCCATTGCTCGGGAATATGTATCTCACTGCGCTCAAGCCAGTTCCTGTCTACTACAACAAGTTCGTCTTTAGAACCTATTTCACTGTCCCAATCAAGCTCGGCTGATACATTTTCATAATGGTATCCGTTTTCTTTAGCCATTTGAATGATAGTTCCGGCAGTAACGGGAGCAGATGAGCCTTGAAATGTCGTCCACTTCTTTGCACATTCACCGCTATGGTAACGGTTTACGTCTTTCATACTCCACATATCCCAATCAGATACCGTATATCCCTCGTGTTTTAGTGCCATACCTACGTTTATCCACTCTTGATAACTGCAAGTTGACGGATCAATATATTCAAGAATTTCTGTCAAATTATAATCGTTCATATCTTAATTCCTTTAATATTCACTCAGATTTATCCCCGACGGTATTCGCCAACCGTTTGCGGCAATTCTGTCAATAAGATTTTTTGCTTTTTCAAACTCCCAAACACCGACGTGCTGAAAACCTCGACTTTCAAGAAAGCGTATTTGCTTTGGAGTTGTAAGTCCTGCCACACGTCTTTTTTCCAATCTTTCAAGCAGTTTGGTTGCCTTACCTGCATTGTCTATTTCGTCGGGGAATATTCCGTATTTTTCAAGTACCTTTATTTGTTTGTCTGACGGAGGCGACATTTCCCAACCGAATGTCGGTACATATCCGGATAAATCTTCTGCCTGTATGCTCATCTCAAACTGCAAAGGGTCAACCAATTTACGCTTACGTTTCTTCATTTCGGCAAGAAGATTTGCAAGTGCCTCTTCTCTTTGTGCAACTACATCTTCGCTTGCCTTTTCCTCTGCCTCTTCTATGTCAACAGGATAACCCGCATTTTCGATATTCTCCGTCATTTTTACGGCAACTTCTTCATTTTCGCAAATCAAATGTGCGGGGTGACACAGTTCGTGTCGTTCCGTATGCCATAAAAAATCGAGTAAAAGTAAGTGGTCCTTATTCGGTGCAAGTCTTGTTCCGCGTCCTACCATTTGACTGTACAAACTGCGTACTTTTGTAGGTCTTAATATGACAACGCAATCAACATCAGGGCAATCCCAACCCTCTGTCAAAAGCATTGAATTGCACAATACGTTATACTTATTGTTTTCAAAATCATTTAATATTTCTGCTCTTTCTTTGCTTTCGCCGTTTACTTCCGCCGCTTTAAAGCCTTTTTCGTTCAGAATATCTCTAAACTTTTTACTCGTCTTTACAAGTGGCAGAAATACAACCGTTTTTCTGTTAATGCAATGCTTTGCCATTTCATCTGCTATTTGATACAAATACGGATCAAGTGCCGTACTTAAATCGCTTGATTTAAAGTCGCCCGCCTGTGTTCCCACTCCTGTTAGGTCAAGCTTTAACGGAATTGTCAAAGCCTTTATCGGACTTAAATATCCCTCTTTAATAGCCTTTGGGAGTGTATATTCATATGCAAGGCTTTCAAAAACCTGTCCGAGATTTTTCATATCGCCCCTGTCGGGTGTTGCCGTAACACCTAATACCTTTGCGTCACAAAAATGGTCTAATACACGTCTGTAACTGTCGGATATGCAATGATGTGCCTCGTCTATTATAATGGTATCAAAGTAATTACTTTTGAATTGATTTAATCTTTTTTCACGCATTAGTGTTTGTACCGAACCTACAACTACTCTGTACCAACTTCCTATACAGCTTTCCTCTGCCTTTTCCGTTGCACAACCTAAGCCGGTTGTTTTCATAATCTTGTCAGACGCTTGTTCCAACAGTTCCCCACGATGTGCAAGTATTAAAACACGCTGACCTTTTCGCACACATTCTTCCGTTATTTTTGCAAAAACTATTGTTTTACCGCACCCTGTCGGAAGAACGAGCAATGTTTTATTACAGCCGTTCTCCCACTCGCGGAAAACGGCTGATTTAGCTTCATTTTGATATGGTCTTAATTCCATTTATTACACCGCCTTAAAAACTTCCCGGAGTAAATGACGACGCAGGTGATTGCGTTGGTTCGGCTTGTGTTCCTGTCGGCTCATAGAATTTTTTTATTTCATTGGATTTTAAGACTTCACCTGTTTTTGTGCTTGTATATTCATGTATACCGATTTTACATCTGCCTGTCGCTCCGACAACCGCACTCCAATTCATACGGCACTTTTCGCCATGCTTTCTCTGTCCTATTGCGGTAAAAAATGCACAAAGCATTCCCTCTGTTTTTGTATGTAAAAACAGGTTGTGTTTAATCGTACCTTGATTACCTTTGCCGTCCGCAACGTTTAATGTTATAATCGCTTTATTGCACGGCGGAAGTTTAGCACTTCCTTGATGTCTGCCACGCTCAAAGCCTGTTACCGTAAAATTATAATCACCTTCGGGCAATATTTGAAACTCACTGTCGTTTTCTATTTCATCATCCCAACCAAATTCTCTTTCTTCTGCCATTATTCGTTACCTCCTTGAAATACATTCTCATTTCTCATTTTCTTTATAATCTCAAATACTTGATTCCATGCTCCTACCAATACACCGTTGATAAAATCAGCGTCGTAATTTTCTATCGGTGTATCTTCGGGATAATATCCCTTATATGCTACGGCTTGTCTTATTTCAGCGTCTGTTACTTTATTCATCTGCATTAAGTCTGCCAAAGCTCTCGGGATATTTACTTCTTTCGGCATATCAAACGATTGTGCCGGTGTATCAAATTCTTTTCTTTCGTCTGATATGTTTTCTGTAATATGTGTTGTTGGTGCAACATTTTGCGTTGGTGTTACAGGCGGTGTCGGTGCAACTGACGGTGTCGGTGCAACTGACGGTGTCGGTGCAATAGGTTGTACATTATCTTCAAAACAGTGTGCAATCTTTTCATACTCAAACGGCATTTCGTCCGGTAGATTATGACGGTTCTTTGCGTCCCAACAAGGGTGATGCGTGGTGTACATTGTTCTTGTACCGCCCTGTGCCTTATGTTTTGTTCCTTTGTCATCTGTCGCAACCGAAAATGTTTTATAGTTGACAAATAAAATCATATCCGCCCACTCTTTCAAAATAGGTGAAATCTGTGAGCTTGTTTTTTTGCCGAGTTTCAACTCCCAACGATCATATGCTCCCATTTCGTCCGGCTGTTCAAATTTGCGCAACTGTGCATGAGCCGTCAAAACTACATTGATACCCAATTCAATCAATTCATCAAGTGAATTTAAAAATCTGCCTATCTCCTCTAATTCGTACACATACCCCGAACCGTATCCGAAATCCTCAATACTTTTTTTGTTATTATCTGCGCATATCTTTGCAATACAAAGTCTTTCCGCCCAGTCAAAAGTATCTATAATGTATGTTTTGCATACAGTCGGATTTGCTTTGACATATGCTACTTCCTCTTTTAGCAATGTCCAAGAGGTAGGCTTAGGCAAACGTCTTACGTCCATATGCTTTGTACTGCCCTCTGTATCTGAAAACAGAGGATTTGGGAACTTCGACGCAAACGTTGATTTGCCTATTCCCTCCGGACCGTATATGATTACTTTTTGTGCCGATTCGATTTTTCCGCTTGTAATATCCATTAAAATTCTCCCTCTTTCCAAGTTTTTGTCGCATTAGGTGTTGCTATGCTTAATTCGCTTGAATATCCGTCCTCAATGATGATACTGCATTCTTCACCTGTACTTACTCTTGTGGCTATTGCCTGCAATCCCTCTTTTTCAAGCCATTCACCGAACTCTTTTAATGTGTCGGTATCCATTTGCTCCAACTTATCAAGAAGTACAAAACCACAATCGGGATTGAGCTTTCTGACAATAGCCGTTGATACTTTCATCTGCTCCGCACCGCTCATGTTATCCCACTTAAAGCCTTTGTATGTAAGCTCGCCGTCTTCAACCGACAATCCATCAAGTGGCAGATTTGCATTCTTCAATAAATTCGTCTTTTCTTTACGAACGTTACTAATAGCTGTGGTAAGCTCGTCATACTTGTCCTTGTATTCTTTCGCTTCTTCTTCGGCTTTGTCTTTATCCATATTGGCACGAACTTTAATGTTTATTTGTTCAATGTTCTTGATGTTCTGTTCAAGTTCTTCGGTTGATTCGTCGTGCAAATCAAGTGCCGATTTTTGTGCAATTTCAAGATCCGAAAGTACAACATCAAGTTGTGATTGAAGATTTGTAATCTGTGCTTTTAATTCTTCTGAACGTTTCAAAAGTGATTGTGCTTTTTCGCGCTTGCGTTGATTTTCACCATTCTTTGCAAGTATCTCCTGTTGCTTTAGGATAAGTTCCGAGATTGAAATAAGTTCTTTCGGTGCTTCGGGATAATCGACTATTTCTTCCGCAAACTTCTTCTTTTGGTCTGCTATTCTTCCGATTGCGGTACGTTCGTTGTAAAGTTGTTTTTCTCTGTTTTCAATTTCATATAACTGCTCTCCGACACCGATTACTTGAAGCAGTATTTCAGCTTTTTCTTTTGATGTGCCTTGCATAAACTTCGGTAGATCCAATGCAAATTGTTCGATAAATTCGTTTAAAAGCTGTTGACCGCCTTTGTTACCGTTCGGATCTATTACTTTCAATGCACTGTTCTTGCCCTTGCGCTCCACAATTAAACCGTTTGACAATTCAATATGAAGAATAGGCGGAATGACCGAACCGTCACGCTGTGGTTGTGACGGACGGTATTTGTCACCGCCCAACGCCCACGCTATACTGTCTATGACAGAAGTTTTACCCTGTCCGTTTTTGCCACCGATAACCGTTAAACCATTCTGTGCCGGCTCAAGTTTTACCGCCTTTATTCGCTTGACATTTTCAAGCTGTAATTCATTTATCTTTATCATTGATTTTCGTTCCTTTCTGTGGTATAATGTTGACATAGATTAATAATCTATGTAATTACCTTTGACCGTTTCGAGTTGCACCTCATACGGTCTCTTTTTTTATGCTTATTTTGCAGTGACAACCTGTGCCGAGATTGTCGTTGCCTTTATACATTTCTGTTTGTTTAAAGGCTTCTTCTGTGTATATCGAACAGAATTTTAATAGTGTATCGTTAGTTTCCTTGTATTGATACATCGCTCTGAAAATCTTGCACGCTTGCTCTATTGTTTCCGCCTCGATGATTATCCAACCGCCCTTAAATGGCTGTCCCTCACTGCCGAACGTAATGTAATAGTTATTCATTCTCTTTCACCTCCCAATCATATTCATCATTATAAATTC